TGGGGATGACCTTCCCTACCCTGCTTATGATCGCCGAATAAACGCTCCTGTGTGCGGTTGACCATATTTTTCAGCGGCACGACGTTGGAGTCCTGATCTGCCATCAGGTACGTGCGCCCACCTTGGCGGAGCAGTTCGGGGCCAAGTTCGTTGATACGGTAGATACCGCCAGCTCTAACGGGGCCGCCCGTAGCGCGTGCGCCGTCTGGTGTACTTTTCCCAAACATACGTTCGCCGATGGTGGTAGCCGTGGTGCTAATGCTGGCACTGATGGACTTCAAAGTGAAACTATCCCACCATGCTTTGAATTCCTCGGCTTTTTTCCGTGCCCAGTCGATAGCACCTGTTGCAATGTTTAGTGATTTTTGCCCCAGTGGTGTGGTTAGCCACCATTTGAAGAAGTCTTTCGCTAGTGTGCGGGCAATTTGCATCGGCGCTGTAGCAATACCCAAGGCTTTTTGAGCCAATGTTGAGGTATTCCACCAGTTTTTTAACTGCGTCCATTTGCTTTTTGCATAGTCCAGGGTGGCGGTTGCTATCGGCATCACTTGTTTTTTCAGGGTTGATCCATTCCACCACTTGGTTATTTTCCCCCAGTTGGTGTATATCAATACAGCCGCAATCGCAATGGCGGCGACAACTGCCAGAATTGGATTAGCCATCATGACCGCACTGAGAGACATGACTGCCCCCCTGACAACGGAAAAGGCATTCACTAGCATAGGCAGTGCCTTACTGCCCATAACGGAAAATGCAAGACCGACTACCTTTATTGCCCGTCCAACGCCAAAGAAAATTGCTTTTAATCCATCAAACCTTATGCCTAATGTTCCAGCCACATTTTTTAAAATTGAAAAAGGTGTCGTTATGATCGTTGTCGCAGCAGCCAGACCACCGATTCCAGCAATAGCCATGCCTGCGCCACCCGCTAGCTTTGCCAAGGCAGGATGAGCTGAGGCAGCATCAGTGACACTGCCAATGGCATCGCTCATGAGATTGAGCGCCTTGGTTGCCATATCCAGCACACCGCCATCACGCCCTACTGCCAGTTCGAGGTCTTTCCATTTTGCCTCCAGCTCCATCTTTTTACCGGCGTAATTCTTCTGGACAGCATCGTATGCTCCATCCATCCCACGGGCTTTGTCGAATGACTCGGCTGATTTATGGATTGTCCCTAACTGTTTTTCGATGAGGTTGAACATCTTCCCGCCCTGACGACCAAAGATCATGGCGTTTTCGCGGATGATTGCTGTTTCGCTCAAGCCCTTACTTTTGTAATAAGGCATGAGTTTTTGTTCGTAGAATTCGACAGGGCTTTTGCTGAATAGCTCAGAATCTTTCATGGGTCCTTCTGCTGAGGTGAAATTTTTCACGCCACCCATTTTGTTTCGGATGATCTTACTGCCATCCCAGATACCTGAGTCGATCAGATGATCGATTACCTGATTGGGTATTTTAGTTACTCCATTCAAGCGGTTATAGGATGTTCCCAGTGCCTCACCTGCTGCCCCACCTTTCATTTCACCAATAATGGGTTCTAATTGTGCAAATAATGATTTTCCAGATAGACCGTATGCAGATGACCCTGCTTTGGAAAGAAATTGGCGGTACTGTGACCAATCGACGTTCCCACCGGAACTCTGGATAGCTTTAAATCCAGAATCTACCATTTCCTTGAATTTATTAGCGTCAACCTTGCCATGCTTGGATGATAGCGGCTCAATAAAACGCAACATATCCTGCTGCTGCTCATGCAACAGACCTTGCATGTGCTCATCCAACCCCTTACTAGCCACATTCAGTTTTGCCAGTACAGGTGCAGCGATCTTTGCTGCTTCCATTTGCTGTGGAATGCTATGTTCACCAGATTCCCGGAATATCCCTTGAGCCTCAGTAAAATAGCGCATCATCTCTGTTTTTGATGTGCCAAAGACCTTGCTAGCTTCAACAAACTTTTGAGCATCTTTTAGGGCTGCCTCACCCATGCCGTATTGGTTAAATTTTTCTGATAGTGTTTGATATTGCTGTGCCTGGTCTAACGATTGGGACAGCATATCCTTAACAGGCTGGGTATTAACATTTGCCAGATTATCCTTTAGGGCAGCAAATGACTGCCGTCGATTTTCTGCACGGCGATGGCTGGCGTGCTGGGATTCCAGCGCCCTAGTTGCATCCTCCGTCTCGGCACGGATGTGTTTTTGTGCCTCTTCCAGATTTTTTAGTGGGACATTGGCGGCTTGTAATTTTGACCGGAATGTATCAAGTGAGGCATTTTCCTTATCCTGCTTAGCATTGAGTTTTTCCAGTGCGCGACTGGCACTTTCAAAGGATTGGGTCAGGCGCTTGCCGGGTTCAGCCGTTGCAGCCATCTTGCCCTTTAACATCTCCAGCTTTGCTGATGCTTCGGTAATCTTGCTCTTTGTCTTTTCCAGATTACTTTCTATCTTTTTCAAGCCGTCTAAATTCTTTTGAGCCTTATTAAGATCTGAAACCTTCTTTTGGGCATCATTGAGGCTTTTATTAAAATCATCAGTGCTTTTTTTGACTGACTTTAGGGGAGCGGTCAGTTGGTCAAGTAGCCGGAGTGTGACGGCAAAATCTAGGGAGGCCATAGGTTACATCTGCTTTGTGATTGACAAGCGTTCAAGCGCGCGGAACTGCCAGAATTTAAGCTCGTTATAGCTCATCTCTGCCAGTTCCGTGATTGACCAATGGAACACCGTGGCAATGTCGGCGATCATGTCACCGACTTCACCAATGATGTCTTCAGGGCTTTTTTTTCAAATTGCGTTGACAGGTTGTTGATGTCGGCATTATCAAACTCGTCAATAATGTCTTCATCCAGCCCCGTCATCGCGGAAATCATCGCAATCGCCTGATCACCATTACCTTGGGCATTGAGGATGCGGCGTAGGTGTTTTCCCTTAATGCGGTCGGCCATCATCACTTCTTTGATAACATCGCCGCTAGGAAGCGTTACTGGATACAATAATGGGTATTTTTCGTCTGACATGATTCAATCCTTTGGCTATTAAGCGGCTGTTGATTTTGCTGACATGAATTTCACTTTGGCTTTGCCTGAGGCATCAAGCTGCGGTGTTTCTTCGCACCATGCGTTGTGCATGTAGAATTTCTTGCCATTGCCCATCGTGACCTGCACCAGCACGTCTTCCAGCTCGCCAATGGCTTGCAGGTTGGTGGTTTTCTTGACCACGATAGAGACATCCAATTCCGCCAGACTGCGGGTTTGAGTAGCAGCAGTATCGGCTTGATTACACGCAATCACGCCCTCGCGCTTGTAGCCGGATTCCTTAAATGTGGAGTCGCCATCCACGACAGGTAGCGGGCCATAGCCGCTAATCGTGACAGCACAGACTTTGTTAGTGATAATGGACATAGCAGCCGCTCCTTACTTAGTGATGTAGCTGGTTTTATTGGCGAAAATGCGGAACTGACCAATTAGGGTCGGGCGATCCCACACGTTGATGCGGTCATCGTTGCCACTGGCAATTTCAACCTGCATGGTGTCGAGGTAGGTTTTGGCATCCTGCATCCAGCCCTTGTCCTTCATGAACAGGTTCAGGTACAGGTCATACAGGTAGCCCTTGAGTTCGGACGGGTCGATGATCTTCTGCCCTGCCCCATACGCGCTGGCATCTTGCGCCACCTTGTAACCGCTGTAGGTGCGCATCACGTAGTAGTGCTTGAGACGGCGGAAGTTTTTGAGGATTTCCGGCACTTCAAAATCACGCGCAGCGGTGTCTTTCTCGCCTTGGGCGTTGAGCTGGTAAGTCGTCACCAAATAGCTCAAGTACACCTTGTCACCCACCACGCGGAACGTGGACAAGCCGCTGTGCAGCATGTCGTTCTGTTCGCGCTTCGTCCACGGTTGCGCAGGCGCTACCAGTGCGGGCAGCTCTACGTCGGTTGGTGGTGCGGCGGGGTCGTTGCCGTAGTGGTTGGCGACGATTGCCACCAGCGTTGCCAGCCATTGGTAGGTTGGCTCAGTCTGCCCACGCACCGGCAATACCGTGAAATGGCTGGAATTCAGGGTGAGTGTCTGGGCGGACAACGCGCTGTATGTACCAGTTGGCACAAGGAAAACGTGGCTTTCAACCGCGTTCAGGGCGTGCCAACGGCGATCCAGTTCCGTGCGCATCAAGCGCAGGTTGTCGATGTCCGTGCCTTCCGCCAGTGCGATGTAGTCGTAACGCTCATCGCCCATCGCTTCGATCATCAGTTCCAGATCCACCGGGTCGGTCTCGCCTTCGGTGATGACCGCAATGGCGTAGATTTCCGCGCCGTAGTTGTGGGTCAGCACCGTTTTGCACATCTTGTACAGCGGTGAGTCGTTACCGTAAGCGGTAGCCGCTTGGGTTTCGGACTGGATGCGTTCAATGGTCAGCTCTGGCGTTGTGCCTGTGCTGGTCTTGCGCCCGACCAGCAGGATGCTGGGTTGGTCGCTGAGTGTGCCAGCCAGACTGGTGTCAAATTCGGTGTAGCCACCGGGGACAAGCAGGTCGACTGGGATTTGGGAATATGGGATTGG